CTTCTGAGATACAGAACCCATGCCTCTAGTAGAGACACCAAGACGAACACCACTCTCCAACAGGTTTCTTGCAATCACACCCATTGGTGTTCCAAGAATTTCTGCCTTACCAATAAAATCGTTGCCTTCTTGAGTCAAGCTAACAATCTTATGTGAGACTCTATCAAGGTTAATGGAAGGACCGTCAGGATGACCCAACTCACCAAGCGCACGGTTAGTACTAACGTACTGCTCGTTATAACGCTTAACTTCCTTCTCCATGATACCACGGCCGTAGATACGACCGTTTCTGTTCTGTTGTTCTGTCTGAATAAAAGGACCAGTGATAAAGAATTTCTTCTGACCTTCTTTTTCTTCAACGATACATTTAACGTCTTCGTTTAGTTCTGTAATTAACTTCATGTTAGTCCTTAGGTGAAAGCAATTGGAGTTGCTGTTACTAAGCTAGTCAAAGAAGATGCAATCTTTGCATCTGATGCTTTTTGCAACAATAATGTTGACGAGGCTAATATTGTTGTGGTGGTATTAGCACCAGAAGAAGGAACTATAGTCAATAGTGAAACTGTAGTTGTATTTGCGTTTGTTACTTTAATTGCTGTTGCTGAAGACACTAAGTTGGCAGTAGCATTCAAAGTAATTTCTGCACCAGTTAGTTTGAGGATTTCTGCCATTATTCTTCCAATGCCTTGTTGAGTTCTTCTAAGAAGGAATCAAGCTCACCTGCTTCAACAACTGAAACAAACGTTTGTGCTTCTTCTTCGTCAAGATCGTTGTAAATCTGTTCGATCAAATCAAGTTCTTCATCAGTCATTTGTTCTGTGTGTTCTTTGATGAATGATTTAAAATCTTCAGCATTGTAGTCTTCTTTCTTCAAGATAGACTTAGCAATCTTATGAGCTTTGGTGATTGTAGACTTTTCAAGAGGTGGTTTGTCGCCAGTAGTCTTCATTGCAGACTTGGTACCAATAGCATATGCCATTGACTTTTCCATCTCAGTGATCTCTGTATCTTCTTTTTTCATCTCAGCTCTCTTGGCTGGAATCTTCATTGTCTTACCGTTAGGTAAAACAATCTCTTTATAATCAGAAGAAACTATTTCGTCAGCCTTTTCACCTTCTTGGATGAAATCAGCAAACATCATTACAGCTTCATAAACCTTTTCATCTTCACCTGGCTCGTAACCATGGCGTTCTTTTTTACGGTCTGCTTTTTTAACATTGGTGGCTTGAAATACATCATCACCATTCTTGTTAGCATCAGTCGTCTTTACAATGGCGTGTTTTTGAACAAAGGCTTTCCCATCCTTCGTATCAGGTCCGTATACTTCAAGTATTTGTTTCAGAGTCTTCATCTGATGTAACCTCGGTTTCTTGTTGTTCTTCTTCAGGCTCTTCTTTAGGAGCCAAATAACTTTTTGCCAACTCTGCTTTATAACCAGTAACGATATCAGTCACCTTTTGCTGCATTTGTGCATTGAATGAGTTAACAAACTCATTAGGTTTTTGATCCACTACAAAATTTATCATATCTACAGAATAGTCAGGCATATTAATCTCCAATTATTTATCAAGTTTGTTCACTGGGGTTCTGATCACTAGAACCTCCCCCAAAAGGTGTGCCACCTCCTGGAGGTCCACCAGCTTGTTCATCAGCCACTGATTGGTACTGAGGTATTGATTCTTCTTCAGCAATCTGTTCATCCATCTCTGCAATATCTTCTTCAGTTTGCATGAGGATGTTTTCTCTAATCCACGTATGAGAATAGTACTTACCAATAGATGGTTGCATTTGCATCAGCAATGTTGCTCTGCCCTGCAAGATAGTATTGTTCTTTTGTTCAGCGAAGTAGTTGTCTCTAGCGTATTGGAAAGTAATAGCATTAGATATCTCTTTCCATTCATCAGTAGTTATGATCCCTTTGAGGATACATTGCTTCTCTAAAGCCTTAATGAACAATTGATTGAATCTTGTTCTTAGACGATCAACAAACTTAGAAAACTTAATCTCATCTCTTGAGATTTCACCATTGTTGCCAAGGTTAAAATTGTTTTCATCACTCAACCTTGTTTCTGGAACGATCAAAGATCTGTACAACTTCTTCTGAAAGTACTCTACGTCTTGCATCTCACCTAAGTTCTGACCTGCAGGTAGTGTAGTGATCTCAGTTCCTCTGTTACCTTCTCTACGAGGTAACCAGTAATCCTCAAGCATCGTCATAAACTTACGATCATCTCTGATCTCACCAGTAGCTGAATCGTACACCAGTTTGTTCTTATGACGAACCATCATATCACGAAGATATTGCTCAGCCTTCATCTTTGGAAGGTTACCAACATCAATGTAAAAGATTCTACGTTCAGGAGCTCTTGAAATTCTATAGATTACAACCGCATCTTCCAAAGCCCTCAACTGATTAAGAGGCTTAATTGCTTTGTGCAAATATGAAAGAACAAGTGTTGAATTTGTATCCATTAAACCAGATGTGCAATGGATGATTGAATCTTTAGCAATCTTTAAACCAGTAGCACCAGCTGTTTGGGATAAAGAATTGTTTAATGCTGCAAACCCTTTATCGTTGTAGATAAAGTATTCGTTCTGGGTTTTTGTTATGTCCGCTTTTGACGTCGGATCTTTTTTCTTTTTAACTTCTCTGACCTTACGCATTTTACGTGGGTCAATGTTTCTCAATTCTTTAATCCCTGCTCTGGGATCTGCTTCATCAATAACAGCATGGAAGTAAATTCTCCCATCTACGTACCATAACTTGAATAAGTCATAGCTTTGTGTATTGAATTTGAGTAGATCTAAAATAGTGGAGAACTCTTCAGTGATCATCTTCTTGATGTTAGCTGAAAGTTTAACTTCACCTAGATCGATTTCAACAGGCTTAGTGCCCTTCTCAATCACAATCGCTTCATTAACAATATCATCAACAGCAGCATCAACTTCAGGATGTTGCAGCATGTCTCTGTATTTGGTAACTAACTCTGCTTCGGTTCTTGCTGCACCTTCAAGGTCAACATAAGTTCCGTAAGCTCCACCAGATGCAACGACGAGAGCACCATCATCTTCTTGCTTTGGTGCAAACGTTTGTAAGTTTTCGTCTTCTTGTTTAGTTGTTTGACCTTTTTTACGGATCTCAAACCCAAATAAATCCATTACACTACCCTCACATATTCTGTATTACTAGAGTTATTTACCCTGAGTGAAATAGTGCTAAAGTGAGTTTTATTTGGTTCAGCTGTGGCGGCTGCTTTTAAAGATTCAAACATACCGTAAGGAGTTTTGATTAAACCTTTGAAAGCTGGATTGTTTTTACCAGTTCTATCTTCACCAATGCATCTCAGTTTTGCTGATTCGCTCATTCTTAATTTTGTAATTAGAGGCTTTGAACCCCTCATTTTATTTTTAGTATGTTCAGAATGTTTTTTACCAAACATACCATTGTACAATCCATAGTGTGTACTCAATTCCAAAGGAATTGCTTTACTTACAGCTACGTTTAGAAAATCTTCTCTCTTTACAGCATTGATTCTTTTTAAAACCTTTTGCTCAAATAAAATAGCATCCTGTCTCCGATCAAATACTTTTCGTACTTGAATAATATCAGGCTCACCAAAAGATTTTCTAAACGCTTTCACTCTATTTGAAGAAGTGAAATATTTTGTCCACAAATCATTGGGGTGGCAGTCTTTTGAGTACTTTACTCCATAGTAGTACTTATTAAACTTAGTCCATCCTATCAGATACGTGAAGGGTTTCAATTTTACTCCATAGTGGGGGAGGGGCCATGAAGCCCCTCTACCTTATATATTAGACGCCACCAGCGTTGCCGGTGATGCCTCCACTAACTTCCCAATAGTCATACTGGAATGTTACAGTGAATTCTTCAATCGCATCAGTTGTTTCCCATGACATCTCAATAGGAGAGATCTCTGAAGGAAAGATTCCATTAAATTTATAAGTTCTGATTGGTGCACCAGTTTTTGAATACTGGGTCACTTCGGCAGTTGATTTATATAGTAGTGGGCTAGCTGCTCCAAAACCTCTCAAGTTACCTTGAAGGGAGTTGATCTCGTTAGACCATTGTTCCATTGCATTTCTGATTAGGAAGTCTTCGTCATTAATAACTGTAACTGTCCAGTCAGCAAACACACGATCACCAGCAAGTCTAACTTTGCGGCCGAAGTAAGGAACTTCGATAACACCTAAAGTAGATGAAGGAATCTGTGCTGCCTTGACCATGAAAGGTAATTTCAGATCAGCAATACTGTTAGCAGGGTTAGTAAACTGAACTTGGAAGAGAGCTGCGCGCGCTCCTCCAAGGGTTAACTGACTTCTGATTTCATTGACATTAAAAGCCATGTTTGTTCTCCTCTTTTATATTTATCGATTAAAATTGACCGACAACTTCAGAGAACTCAACGCCCGTTCTAACGGCTACGAAATTCAACTGGATGTAGTTAATAGACTTAGCTGGCTTGATGTAGATATCTCCAACAAACTCGTTTCTATCAATAACTTCACCAGTGTTGTTTGTGGTATCACATACAACCTTGAAATCATAAATGCCACGACGACCTTGAACGTCACGCAAGAACGGCTCAACTAAGTTACGGAATTGAGCTCTTGTGAAGTCATCGTTGAACTCAAACAGTGTGAACTTAGCAGCAGTTGCAATTGCTTTTTCCAAAACAATAAACAATCTACGTACGTTGATTCTATCGAAAGCACTTGGCTTAGACAACATGGTCTTATCACCAAACAAGATAGTACCTTGACCAGGGAATGTAACAACTGGATTGACACCAGCTTTGTACAATTGATCACGATATGCTTTTGCTGGGTTGTAAGCAAGTTTAACAAGATTCTTGATTTGCCCGCGGTTGAAACCAGCAGGTGAGAACCAAGGATCTCTTTGGTCATCTGTACGAACACATAGACCGGCAACATCGCCGTTCAATGGAATGTAACGGTAGATGTCGTTATACTTGTCATATTGATATTTGTAACCAGAATCCAACACCGCATATGAAGTGCTTCTCATGCTGTTACGGAATGTGATGACAGCATCTGACTCAGAACCAGCATTGTTAACAACGTCAGCCCTTTCTGGAGAAGCAAACACTACGCAGTCCTTACGAACTTCAGCAATGTTGTCGATCAAGTAGTTAGCAAGCTGCTCACCATTTGTTCCACCATAAGACTTACCAGTCAATACCAAAGAGATGTCTACGCTCTCAGCAGATGCGAATAGGTCGTATCCAGCCAAAAGAGTTCCAATACCAACGGTACCTTCTACCTCACCATCCTTGGCGCCTTGGAAGCTTAATGTTACTGGCTTAGTGTTTGTTGAAGAAGCTAGCGAAGCAGATGCTGCAGAAGCTGCACCAGTCATATCATTAGCCCACCACACATAAGCAGAACCATCATTGATTACTGTTTTGTAATAGTTTGTAGATCCGTCTTCATTCTTAGCATCGGTCGCTCTTGATACGCGCTCAAAAACTTCAAGAATTGTTCCAGGAACTCCAGTAATTAAACCATCTTCATCAGAAACAACAACGTGCAGCTCATCGCTAGCGCTAGTGTTACCAAAATTCAATTGATAGTTAGACTGGCCAGGAGCACCGTCAACAGTGTTGTAGTATTCCCAGTTACGAGTAATGGTGTTAGCTGTAAAAGCTGTAGACAACTGATACTTTGATTCTGTTGTAATGTCAACAAAACGGTGAGTAGAGTTAGACTGAGGAGCTGCGTCCAAAGCACTAACTTTCATATATTGCTCACCAATGCTGGTGTTACCAACTTTAATGAAGTCACCAACTGACAAAGTAGCCAGAACAGTATTAGCTTGTGTATTAGCTTCAGCTAATGTACCTGTTGCGGAGTTTGCCAAAGCAAAACGGATAACAGTGTTACCAATTTCTGTTGTCAAAACACCAGCACCAACGTTGGCATTGCCACCATTGAGGTTGGCTGTAGAATTAAACTCTGTCGCTGAATCGCAAACAGAAATCTTCAAAGAGTTACCAACCAAACCTGGATACTTAGCGACATACTTGATGTCAGAACTAAATGTCAAGCTATCGTAGCTGTCTGCATTTTTAACTGTAGCAGCTTGGACTTGTGTGTTGGTTACGGCGCCGGTATTAGCAACAGCAGACAAAACAACGCTAGTACCGTCAGCTGTTGCTGTGGTGTTGGCTGCTCGTACTACATATAACTTATTACCGTAAGATAAGAAATTGGCGGCGGTAAAAAATGTTTCAGCATTATAATTTGTTGGTTTGCCAAATCTATTAACTAGATTTGACTCAGAGTCAACTAAGACTCTTTCACCTACTGGACCCCAACGGAACACACCAGCAATGGCGCCTTCTGTAGAAGAAACAGCAGGGACAACCGTGGTTAGGTCAATTTCTGAAACATTTACGCCTGGACTAACTTGAAAAGGCATGTTCATCTCCCTCAAAAAGAATTTTTATTTATGCAA